TCCTCTTCGTGGTCCCCGAGGCGAAGGTGGAGGAGGTGAAGGACCGGGTGGACTACCGGCTCTGGGCGGACCGGGGCTGGCTGACCATCACCCCCGGCAAGGTGCTGGACGAGGACTGGTTCGTGGACTTCCTGCTGAAGGAGCTGGAGCCCTACGACGTGAAAAAGGTGAGCTATGATCCCTGGGCGATGTGGAACATACTGCCCAAGCTGAGCCGGTACAAGGACGAACTGCTCGCAGCGCAGCAGAGCATCCGGTACATGAGCGTCCCGTCGAAGTGGATCCAGTCGGCGGTCCTTCAGCACCGGCTGAATTTCCTGGACAATCCCGTCATCCGGTGGATGTTCAGTAACGTGGTGATCTACACCGACCCTAATGCCAACATCAAATTGGACAAGGCCCGCAGCCGCAACAAGATCGACGGCGTGGTCGCCCTGGCTGATGCCGTCTTTGGATGGCTCGACGAGACCGGCGGCGAGACGAAGGAGATCTACAAGGACCACGGCCTCCGTGTAATCTCAATGGACGACTGATATGGAAGACTTGAAGCGAATGGTGACCAGGAGCGGCTTCTCGGAGGTATTCTGGGAGCGCATCCAGGCGGACCGCCGGAAGGGCGGGAAGCTCACTTTCCGGGCTTGCTACGCGCAGATGGAGCTGGAGTACGAGGCCGAGTACGGCGAGCCGAAATACCCCTCCTACGAGGCCTTCCGGAAGGCCCGAGAAAGAATGTCAAGGCATAGATAAACAACGGGACAAATGTCCCGTCCGGAAGCATCCTTGTGCCATATCTTTGCACAAAGATCGCTTCTATGCCTCTATTTACCAGAATAAGCAAATGGATGGCATCACGTAGAAGTGATGCTACCGTGACGGTGGCCCCTGACAGTATTGTCGGGGCGGCCGCCCCTTTTGGCGTGTCCGTCAACAACCAGGCTGCGCTGAAGGTTACCGCCCTGTATGCGGGCATCCGGATCCGGTCGGAGAACATCGCCTCCTTCCCCAAATATGTCAAGAAGCGCACGTCGGAAGGCCTCGTCGATGCCCCGCAGCATCCCGCCTTCCGGGTGATCAACGTCCGCCCGAACTCCTATACGGACAAGTTCGACTTCTGGAACGTGATCAACACGTGGCTGGACGGCTGGGGTAACGCCTACGCCTACATCGAGCGTGACGGAGGCGGCAATCCGATCGCCCTCCACCAGATCCATCCGTCCTGGGTCACCGGCATCACCCTCGTGAACGGCAGGTACAAATGGTACCGGGTCCAGTGCCCGGATCCCAACCGCTCCTGGCTTTCCGGGGTCTGGCCTGACGAGGACATGCTGCACTTCATGCTCGTCACCCTGGACGGCATCAAGGGCGTGAATCCGGTCATCTACAACGCCATGGCGCTCGGCAAGTCCATCGCCACGGAGAAGTTCGCGGCCGAGTTCTACGAGCGCGGCGGTAACCTGAAGGCGGTCCTGGAGTCGGACGGCAATTTCGGCGACGAGGAGTTTGCGAAGTTCATGAAGCACTTCAAGCTGAGCGCCCGCAACTTCGACACGCCTCTGCTGGAGTACGGCGTCAAGTACAAGCAGCTCTCCGTCAACCCGGTCGCTGCGGCCCTCATCCAGTCGGAGACCTTGTCCATCCAGGACGTCTGCCGCATCATCAACATCCCGCCCCACATGGTCGCGGAGCTCTCCCACGCGACCTTCAGCAATATCGAGCACCAGACCATCCAGTTCGTCCAGTATTCGCTCCGCCCCACCGTGAAGCGGCTGGAGGACGAGCTGGAGCGCAAGCTCTTCTTCGATGACGAGCTCGGCGTGTACAGCGTCAAGTTCGGCCTCGACGGACTGCTTCGCGGTGACACCCAGGCCCGCAGCGCCTACTACCACAACGCCATCCTCGACGGCTACATGAGCCGCAACGAGGTGCGCGAGCTGGAGGGCCTGCAGCGCAAGGAGGGCCTGGACGATATGCTGTACCCGCTGAACACCGGCGTGGTGGGGAAGACCGAGGGAGAAGACAGTTAATGCTATGGACAAGATTTTAGTCAGGGCCTTCGTGCCCGAGATCCGGAAGAAGAACACCGACACCCGCACGGTGACTTTCGTCGCCTCCGACGGATCGCGCGACAGCGCTCACACCGTCCTCAACCAGGCCGGCTGGGACCTCAAGCGGTTCAACGCGAACCCCGTCATCGGCTACAACCACGAGGTTTACGGCGCCTGGGACACCAAGGACGTGGACTTCGTCATCGGTAAGGGCCGTGCCTATGTCGAGGACAACACCCTCCTGGTGGACATCACCTTCGAGCCGAAGGAAATCAACGAGCTCGCGGAGAAGGTTTACCAGAAGATCCTCTTCGGTTCCCTGAACGCCGTGTCCGTCGGCTTCCTTCCCATCGGAAAGGGCGCCTGGGGCAAGGGCGAGGAAGGCCCGGGCGAGGAGCGCGAGACCTACTACTACGCCGGACAGGAGCTCCTGGAGATCTCCGTCGTGAACATCCCCGCGAACGCAAACGCCACCCGCAAGGGCGAGGATTGCGCCGAGGAGGAACTGAAGGCCCTCCGGGCCGAGGCTGAGGCCGACAAGCCGGAAGACCCCAAGGATGACGGACAGGATCCCGGTGAGGACCGTGCGGCGGACTTCGCTGCCATCGAGCAGCGCGCACAGATCGTAATGGCAGCGTCGGCTGCTAATGTATAACCAAAAATTCCAACCAACCATGCGCAAAATCGCAGACATCCGCAAGGATCTCAAGGCCCAGGTCGAAGCCGTCCGGGCCATGGATGCTACGGCCGACAAGGCTGCCTATGACGCCGCCGTGCAGAAGGCCGTAGATCTCACCACCGAGTTGGACGCCGCGACCAAGATCGAGGTCGCCCAGCAGAGGCTCGCCGAGAAGCAGTTCTCCCAGCTGGAGCAGGACGCCCAGCGGAGCTTCTCCATCGTCAAGTTCCTCCGTGAGGCCGCCGAGGGCAAGCTCACCGGTCTCGAGGCAGACGTCGCCGAGATGGGTGCCAAGGAGTACGAGCGTCTTGGCCTGACCAAGAAGGGCTTCGTCCTCCCGTCCGCCGCTCTCCGTGCCAGCGCCGGCCAGAACTACACCACCAACGCCGATGGCGGCTACGCCAAGCAGGAGATGGCTCCCCGCTACATCGAGGGCCTGAAGGACCGTATGGTCATCGCCAAGCTCGGCGCCACCGTCCTGAGCGACCTCGTCGGTACCCTCCCGCTGGTGGGCGCCGGCAGCATGACCGCCGCCTGGCTCGCGGAAGGCGCCACCGCCTCCGTCTCCAAGTCCACCTTCGCCCGCGTCACGATGACCCCTCACCGTAACGCCATCATCGGTGCCTTCTCCAAGGACCTGCTCCGCCAGACCTCCATCGACGTCGAGCAGATCGTCTGGAACAAGATCCAGGAGGCCCACGCCCGCCTGCTCGAGACCGCTGCCATCAACGGCTCCGGTTCCAGCAACCAGCCCACGGGTATCCTCAACACCTCCGGCATCGGTTCCGTGGCCATCGGCACCAACGGCGGTCCCATCACCTGGGCCAAGGTCGTGGAGCTCGAGACCAAGGTCAACGCCGCCAACGCCAACCGTGGCAAGCTGGCCTACCTGACCAACGCCAAGGTCGTCGGCGACCTGAAGACCATCGAGCGTGCATCCGGCAACGGCCGCTATCTCCTGGATGGCGACTACACCAAGATGAACGGGTACAACATCGAGTGGACCAACCTCGTCCCGTCGAGCCTCACCAAGGGCACCTCTTCCGGTGTCTGCTCCGCGATGATCTTCGGTAACTTCGAGGACCTCTACATTGGTCACTGGGGAGGAATTGACGTGGTGGTCGATCCGTTCACCCTCGCCGCCCAGGCCGATGTCCGCGTCGTCCTCAACAGCTGGGACGACTGCGTCGTCGCCGAGCCGAAGAGCTTCGCCGCCGTCGTGGACCTCACCACCAACGCCTAATCGCCTGAGCCATGACCGAGAGAAACTTTGTCGATATGACTGCCAATGGGCTCCTGCAGGAGTTCAAAAGGCATATCCGCATGACGTCCGACGACCTGGATGCTGAACTGTACCAGAAGATGCTGGCCGCAGTCCAGAGCGCGGAGCATCATATCGGCAAAGTCATCCTCCGGTCGGAGTTCATCGAGACGGTTCCTTTCGCTTCCACCCTCACCCTCAAGGCTCCGAACCCCGTGGTGGAGAGCCTTGAGGTGGACGGGGTGCCTTCGTCCGGTTACGACCTGGACGGCAGGATCCTCCACGTCTATGGGGAGGGCACCCAGATGACGGTCACGTATGAGGCCGGCTATGAGTGCATCCCCTACGACATGAAGGCCGCCATCCTGATGCACGCGGCGAGCTTGTTCAACAATCCGACGGACTCTGTCGAGGTCTTGACGAAAGCCTCGCAGAACCTTCTCCGTCCTTATCGGAGTTGGGGGATGGACGATGGAGAGCAAGTTTAACCTCGGGCAGCTCGACACGCTGGTGACCGTCAAGAAGGTCACCCAGTCCACCGGATCGCAGGGCGAGAAGAAGTTCACCTACACGTTCTTCAGGGACGTCTATGCCAAGGTGGAGCGGAATGTCAGCGAGATCGTGTCCAACACCAACCTGGAGGAGGGCGATTACGTTCAGCTGACTATCCACAAGATTGCGGAGCTCACCACCGGCTGGCAGATCATTCTGCAGGGCCGTGTCTATGAGATCACGGGCATTGACCCGATCTCCCGTGTATCTCCGGTTTGTGTTCTCTCCATTCATTCCATCAACTGATGGCACAGCTTGGTCATATCGAGGGCCTTGATGACTGCCTGAGGTGTATGGACGCCGCTCCCGAGAACGCAGTCAAGATGGCGCAGACCGCGATGAGGGAGGCTGCCAAGAAGTCCGCAAGGACCATCCGGCAGAAGACTCCGCGCCGGTTCCGTCGGCTCGTCAAGTACAAGGTTTTCAAAGGCCAGGAGACGAAGAACTACAACGCCCTGGTCGGTCTCTTCAACAAGAAGCAGACGACCAACGGCAGCAGCGAGATTCCCGACTGGTTCAAAGCCTATTGGAAAAACTATGGCACGTTGACGAGGAGAGACCCGAGCCACACCTTTGACT